AAATTATGTAGATTTTAAATTTGAAGAACAGACAGCTTTAACTGTAGGTTTAGAAGATAATAAAGTAAAAGTAATATCTAGTATTATAAACAGAGATATATGGCCAAAAGGTGTGTATAGACTTATGAATAGATATTTTGTTGAAGAAGATTATAGAGACACAAATACAAGAACACACAAAGCAAAAGGCTATAATATAGGCCATATTATATTGAACGACCAATTACAATATTTAAAAAATAACTTAGATTACAATTTTTATTTTATAAGCAGACAGAAAAATAGAAAATTTTTAAGTTACTGGACAAATAAATTTAATAAAGAATACAACCAAAATTTAACAGTATCAAACGACAGATATTGGATTTGCAATAGCACAAGATTTAATTGTTGTCAAGTATTGGTGTATGAAAATGATAACGAGATACCATTTCGGAAAGGATAAATAAGGACATGATTGATAATAAACACAGTTTTTTACAAATACCTAGCACAGCATTATACTTAATGAATTATTTTGAATCAATTGGATATGATGTTGTACTACATGAAAATTGGGAAGAGTTAGGAACAATTTTAACAGAGTCATCTGATTATCCTTATCCTATGGATCCTAGTTTTACACCCCCATACCTAGGAGAATTAGGTAAAGGAGCTACCGCTTTTGCTTTATATTTAAAAAAAGGAGATGAGGTTGTAGCCACATATGCAGCTAAGTCACACAGACCTAAAACGATTGCTGATAATTTATATGAGTTTTATCCTAATTTAGAAGTACAAACATTACCTGAAATTTTAGACAGAGAAGATGTGGATTATTATTATAGTTCATGTCAATGGGTACACACAGACCATCTAGGTAAAAAGTTGGGTGTTTCTTTAGACTTGTTGAAAAAACATATTATATTTGATAGCCCACAATTTCAAAATGTAGATGTTAATTTTGCGATACATAAAATTAATGACAGTATGAAATCTTATCATTTATCTAAACTATTTTACTCAAATAGTGAACCTTTTGCTATCAAAAGAGATGGTGGTGTAGGCGGTGCAGGAAGTGAAGAAGATAGAGAATATAATATTGTTTGGACTGTCAAAGAGTCATTTCAAAGTAAAGTATCTGAAATTAAAGCTACTTACAATTAGTCTAAAAATTCATTATAAATAGTAATAGGAGATAATTATGAATACAGTAATGATTGACGGTAAAAGTTATGAAGTTGCAAAGTTGAGTCCAGAGTTACAAAACTACTTAGTAGTACGACAAGAAATTCAGGCCTCTAAAGTAAGACATAATCTTGAGCTAGAAAAAATCGAAGTGTTGACAGCACATTATAACACAAAAATTGCAGAATTAGTAAAAAAAGAAGTACCAGAAGAGAAATAAAACATGGCAGCTATAGCTAACTTATCAATAGACCAAGGGGCAACATTTACCTCTGATGTCACAGTAAAAGACGCAAATGATAATCCTTTTGACTTGACAGGTTATACAGCGGCCGCTAAATTAGCCAAAGGCTACGCCTCTACTAGAACACGAACAGATTTTACTGCTACGGTGGCTGCTGACCCAACCACAGGAGTAGTAACTTTATCACTAACCTCAACACAAACGGCAGCTTTAGACGCCGAGAGGTATGTGTATGATTTGGAGATTACTCAAACATCAAGTGGCAATGTCACTAGAGTAATCGAAGGTATTATTTCGGTACGACCACAAGTAACTACTTAATTCAACTCTTTTTTGTTATAAATATACACAAGGAGAGAAATAATGCCTGATATTACAGCTAAGATTAATGTAAATACATCACAAGGACCACAACAAGTTTCTGTAGCTTTGCCATCTGCTCAGGCGGCACAAAATAGTTCTCTTCAATTAAAATTGTTAGGAGATGTTGATACAACAACTCTTGCAGATGGAGCTATTTTACAGTATAGGTCAAGTGACGCCAAGTTTGTTACTACAAATGAGATTGTAACAACAACTGGTACCTTGACTATAAACGCAGGAGCATTTTAGGAGTTTTAGATGGCAACAGTAATTCAGATAAAAAGAAGTTCAGCAGCTACAGCCCCAAGCACGCTGAAACTTGGTGAAATTGCTTATACTTATGGAACAGGTACACAGGCCAATAGTGGTGATAGACTATTCATTGGTGAGGGCGGCGTTGACTTAAACGGTGACGCAAATAATGTAACAGTAATTGGCGGTCAGTATTTTACTGACATGTTAGACCATGTTGCTGGTACATTAACAGGAAGTTCAGCACTTATAGCAGACGCAAACTTAGCAATCGACCAAATGATTGTAGGTAATTCTGCTACAGTAGGTGGTACAGTAAAATTAAACGAAGGTACAAATAACGGTACATCTTTTATAGGTTTAAAAGCTCCCAATTCCGTTACTACTACAACAACATTTACATTACCAGACGGTGACGGTACTGCCGGCCAATTTTTAAAAACAGACGGTTCAGGTAATTTAGACTTTGCAACTGTTAATCAGTTTATTGATTTAGCTGGTGATACAGGAACAGATACTTACAATACTGCTGAGACACTTACATTTTCAGGTACAGGCGGTATGTCAACGACTGTTACAGACAACGAAGTAACAATCGCTGCTACAGCATTAACAAATTCAAACTTATCAGGTAGTGCGGCTATATCAAATGCAAACTTAGCCAATCCTACAACTACTTTAGGTTCATCTACATTAACACTAGGTTCAACTACAACTGATATTGCAGGTTTAACTTCTTTAGTTGTTGACAGTATTACTATCAATGGTGCTACTTTATCAACAACTGCTAGTAATACTGACATTGTTATGTCTCCTCACGGAACAGGAACAGTTACAGTACCAAGTGGTTACGAAGACAGAGCAGGATTTACAACTAACTCATTAGCAAACAAAGCTTATGTTGACCAAGTTGCACAAGGTTTAGATACTAAACCATCAACAAGAGTTGCTACAACTGCCGACTTATCAGCGACATATTCAAATGGGACTGCTGGTGTAGGTGCAACATTAACAGCAGGTTCAAATGGTGCAATTTCAATTGACGGTGTATCACTAAGTTTAAATGACAGAGTATTAGTTAAAGACCAATCAACAGCGGCTGAAAATGGTATTTACAGAGTATCAACAGTTGGTGATGGTTCAACTGCCTTTGTATTAACAAGAGCAACTCCTGAAGACCAACCTGCCGAATTAACAGGTGGTTCTTTCGTATTTGTTGAAGAAGGTACTGCTAACGGAGATAACGGTTATGTGTTTACTCACACAGGCGCTCCTACTTTTGGTACAACAAGTTTAGATGTTGCACAATTCTCAGGTGCAGGACAAATTACTGCTGGTGCAGCTTTAAGTAAAACTGGTAACCAACTTGATGTAGAAGTTGATGATAGTTCTATTGAAGTTAACGCAGACGCATTAAGAGTTAAAGCATTAGGTATTACAAATGCCATGTTGGCAGGTAGTATTGATGGTGCTAAGATTGAAAACTTTGTATTTACAGATGAAGGCTCTACACAAGGTGCAGTTCAAATTGGTAATGCAATGGAATTTTTAGCGGGTGAAGGTATTAACACAACTGCTTCAGGTGGCACTTTAACAATTGCAGGTGAATTAGCAAGTACATCAAACATTGGCGTGGCTTCATTTAATTCAGGTAATTTCACAGTTACTTCAGGTGATGTAACTGTTACGACTATTGACGGAGGTTCATTCTAATGAATTTATGGAAAAAAATTAAGGGTTGGATTGTAAAACCTTATATGAAACCCCTGGTATTAAAAGACGAAATCAATACAGATTTAAAACATTTAAAAACTCAAACAAAAGCTGAGTTAGAAAAATTAGGTAGAAAAATAGGTATTGAATTAGATAAAAGACTTACTAAAGATAAACTTATTAAACAAATTAGAAAACATAGTAAATAATGGCAACAGTTGTAAAACTAAAAAGAAGTGAAACAGCATTAGCTATACCATCAGCAGGTTCTTTAGAAGCTGGTGAATTAGCAATGAATGTTACTGACGGTAAATTTTATACTAAAACATCAGGCGGTTCTGTTGTTGAAGTTGGTGGTGCAGGTTCAGTTACTTTACAGAATGTTACAACAAATGGTGCAGTTACAACAGATGATATTGTATTAAACGGTTCAAATTTAGTTTTTGAAGGATTTTTAGAAAACGCATTTGAAACATCTTTAACAGTAGAAGAACCAACTGCTGATAGAACAATTACTTTACCTAATCAATCTGGTGTTGTTGCAATGGATGGTGACGCATTAGCTTATAGTATAGTGTTTGGAGGATAATAAGTGGCAAGTTCATTTAAAAATTTTGGATTAGATGTTGGTGTTTTAGATGACGCAACAGGAAATATGTACACAGCTGGCGGTTCAGTACAAGCAGTTGTTCACGCATTATATATTTCAAATAAAAGTGCTACTAATGTTGCAAATGTAAATGTAAAAGTTACGACAGATGGCGGTTCTACATTTTTTCATGTAGGTAGAAGTTTAGAGGTAGATGTAAACAACACTTTAGTTTTAGATAAACCTATAAACTTAGAAGCAAACGATATTTTAAGAGTTTATGCAGACCCTAATCCAGACAGT